CAATGCAGACTATTTAAGGAAGATACTTTCGCTACGTAATAGGTTTATGGACATAAACAAGATGCACTCTTTTATAATTATTCACCCTAAAAACCCTGACCCCAAGCAAGTTAAAGACGGCAGCGTAAAAAAGCCCAGCGTTTACGATTTGATGGGAGGCTCTGAGTGGAATAACAACGGTAGAAATATAGTAGTAGTGCATAAGGATAGCAAAGATAATCACCACCCGTATAAGATAACGGTAGATAAGGTTAAGCCTAAATACTATGGAGAACTTGGAGAGTGCGTATTGCATATTGACTGGGCAAGCCAAAGGTTTTACGAGTTTGACCATATCCACAATACAAAAAAATATGCCTATGCTACTGAGGAGATAGTAGTAGACCCGATTAAAGATATATTCGCAGTAAGTAACGACCAGCCTTTTTAAATTATGAGAGTATTAGTAGCTTGCGAGGAAAGCCAAGCAGTAACGATAGAGTTAAGAAAATTAGGTCACGAAGCATTTAGCTGCGATTTATTACCTTGCAGCGGAGGTCGTCCCGAATGGCATATACAAGGAAGTGCTTTAGAGCAGTTTGATAAAGGTTGGGATATGATGATAGCGTTTCCACCTTGCACCGATTTAGCGTTAAGTGGCTCTATGCACTTTGCAAAGAAACAAGCGGACGGAAGGCAACAATCGTCAATAGAATTTTTTATGAAATTTGTAACCGCCCCAATAGAAAGGATATGTATAGAAAACCCACTCGGTATAATGTCAAGCATTTACAGAAAACCCGACCAAGTAATACAACCTTATTGGTTTGGAGATAAAGCTCAAAAGTCTACTTGCTTATGGCTAAAGAATTTAAACCTATTAGAGCCTACTAACATAGTAGACAAAGGAGAATTTTTTGAGTGGGTAGATAAAAAAGGTAAAAAGAAAAAACAACCTTTGTGGTATTACGAAGCTTTAAAAACTGCAAAGACAAACGAAGAGAGAAGCACTTTAAGAAGTAAAACATTCACCGGTATAGCTCAGGCTATGGCAAACCAATTTACAAAACCACTTAAACAATTAAAACTACTATGACAGACCAAGAAGCAAAAGAGATTTTAAACAAGCCAGCTATTTGTAAAGAGGCAGAGCGTTCGGTAAGAGATATGAAGATTAAGCTCGCTAAATACTCAGGTGATAAGACCGAGCAAACTAAACACTTGCAGAACTTAGATAATTTGATTAACTTAGCCTATAAGCAAGCCGTAGACATAGACTCTTACGAGGAGTTATTAGCTGCTTACCTTTTTAAGATGGGAGAGCAGCAAGCCAAAATAAGAGAGTTATGCGAGCTAAATGCAATGGCAAATAAAATAGTAGAGCTTTAATTGTAAACTAATTATTAACAATATGAACCACTTTTATACTTCTGAAGATGAGCGAGTAGCAAAGAGCGTTATAGATGCTCGAGTAAGGGAGGCGAAGAGTAATGCACTAAGCGAACAATTTTGGGAATTTGGATATAACTTTTGTACCGATTGCCTAAGCTCTGCTGGTAGATTAGACTGCTCGCATACGATAAGCGTAGACGAAGCCCAAAAGACCCGTAGAACGGAATTAGCCTGGGACGTAGATAATATAAAAGTAAGGTGCAGAGATTGTCATATTAAGCACGATAGTAAAAGTAGAATTAATGAAATTAAAAAATAGTATGAAGGGGTTAATTCAAGTAACAGCCACTAAAGGAGGGCGTACAATAACAAGCGAGGTTTTTGGAGATATGGCAGATAAGCAGACTTTATTCGGTCAGCTTATGAACCGTCACAAAATAGTACATAACGAAAGGCACTTATGGAAGCTGAGTAGCGTAGTAATTAACGAAGAGGTAAACCTATGACAAAAAAAGAACAGATAGCCCACTTTGGTTATATAACTGGAGAGATGGAAAAGGTCTTATTTAGCAAAGGAGACGACTACGCCAATACCGATAGACTCAGTAACTTTAAATTAGCTGGGGCTATAACGGGAGGCAACGCAAGCACTAATTGTTTAAACCTAATCGCTACCAAAGTAGCAAGGCTTGGAGTACTGCTAAACTCAGAAAAAAAGCCTAATAACGAGAGCATAGAAGATAGCGTCTTGGATTTAGCAAATTATTCCGTACTTTTGTCAATGATAATAAACGAAAATAAATAAATAACAAAATGGAAAAAAAAGACAAAGTGTTTGCAGAGGGTTTTATTTTTAAAATGAAATCAGATTCACCTAAATGGGCAGTAGGTAGTTTAAGTTTAAAAGTAGAAGAAGCAGTAGCCTTTATTCAAAAGCACTCAAAAAACGGATGGGTAAATTTAGACCTTAACATAGGTCAAAGCGGCAAGCCTTATGTAGAGTTAGACACTTGGGAGCCTACTAAATCCGAAGGGCTACCCTTTTGACATTAGAAGAGATATATTTCGATAAGAGCATTCGAGATTATGCTCTTAAATTAACCAACAACCAGCAAGAAGCCGAGGAGTTAGTCTCTTTGGCTTTTGACATTTGTAGCCATAAGCCCCCAAAGGAAAATATGAAGGGGTATTTTGCAATAGTAATGCGTAACCAATGGCTAAAAAAATGTAATAAGACAGACCCGTACTGGGCAATAGAAGAGAGTGAGAGCGAGGATATAGAAGACGTACTTTCTAAGATGAGCCATTATAACGCTAATCTAATTAGAGCCGTCTACAACGGAGATACCCTTATCAAAATACACAACGAAACCTCGATAAGCTATCGCAGCATAAAAAGCGATTACAAGAAAGCCAAAAAAGAATTTAAGATAATGTATGAGAACAAAACCAAAATAGCTATTGTTATGAGTACGGTTAGTGGGGTAAGTTACCACCGCTTAATGATGCCACTTGTTAGACTGAGTCAAGACTATGGAATAGAAGTAACTTGCTTAGTTAATAATGCTGACGACTTCTTAGAAAAGTTAGACGGAGTAACCCACGTTATTTTTAATCGTAATATCTCCGAGCTTATGAAGCCTGAAGAGACTATCTTAATTCTAAAGGCAAGAGGTATAAAGGTTATCTGCGATATAGATGACTACTGGGTATTGCCTAAAGGACACCCTTTGCAATTATATTACTCCCGTTCTAATATGGCTAAGTGTATTTTAGCAAACATCAAATTTGCGGACGTTGTATGGACTACTACAAAGATTTTAGCGGAGAAGATAAGACCTTATAACAAAAACGTAGAGGTAATAAAAAATGCTATAGACCCTAACGAGAAGCAATTCGCCTACGAAGACCTTAGTTTAAAATTCGATACTTTCTTCTACTCAGGAGGCAGCACCCACTTGAAAGATTTAAAGCTATTAGGTAACGCGTTTGATAACGAATATTTAACCGTTAAAAGCCCGAGAGTACCTAAGCGAATGTCTCCGATACTTCAGCAAGTTAGCAGCATACAAGAGTACGCTACCGAGTACCAGCATTGTGGTATATGTATAATACCTTTAAGAGATAACCTATTTAATCGATGCAAGAGCGAGCTTAAAATGATAGAAGCTGGACACTTCGCTAAGCCCGTAATGGTAAGCAACGTAATGCCTTACAACCTACTTGCTACTAATAGCAATAGTTTAAAGGTAAACGATAATGACTGGGCTGCTGCGATTAAGAAAATAAAAGGAAACTATAATATGCAAATAGAGTTAGGACTAAAGCTAAAAGAAGACGTAAAAAGCAAGTATGATATAGTAAAAGAAAACGCTAAAAGACTTCAAACCTTATGAAATATAATATAATAAAACGATACCGAGACGCTGAGAGCGGAGCAGTATTTAATTTAGGAGAGCAGATAGAGCTTAAAGACCAAAAGAGAATTAAAGAACTAAAAGCAAGCGGGTGCATAGAGTCAGTAGCCAAGCGTAAAAAGAAATGAGCGAAGAGCTTGAGCAACAAATAAGGGTAATAGTTAAGCAGCAAGGCGGAGGTATAAGCCCACACCTTAGAGCAGAGTTCCAAAGGCTATGCCAAGAGGATTTCGCCTACAGACCTGACATTACTTGCGGTAAGTGTATATATAAGCATAGCGTAAAGCTATTTGATAAGTATTTAAAATGAAACTAACAGAAATAAAATCAAACCCTAATAACCCGAGAGTTATTAAAGACCATAAGTTCGAGAAGCTAAAAAAATCTATTAGCGAGTTTCCTAAGATGATGGAGCTTCGACCTATGGTTATAAACGAGGATAATATAGTCTTAGGCGGTAATATGCGTTTAAAGGCTTTAAAAGACTTAGGATATAAAGAAGTACCTGAGGAGTGGGTAAAGCGAGCCAGCGACCTTACAGAGGAGGAAACAAGGCGTTTTATTATTGCTGATAACGTAGGCTTTGGAGAACACGACTGGGAGATGCTTGCAAATTCTTGGGACTCGGTAGAGCTTGATGAGTGGGGCTTAGATGTTTGGCAGCAACCAACTGACGTAGATTACTCTATATTAGATGACGAAGATATGTCGGAACAATTAGATGATATGACTAACGGCGTAAAAAAAGCTATACAAATAGAGTTTGAAGCCGAACACTACGAAGAAGCTCAAGCTTTAGTAAAATACTGGAGGGAACGTGGTGCTTACTTAGGAGCTATGATTATTGAACATTTAAAAGCTGAAAAAGATAAAATATGATTTGTTTTATACCTACAAAAGGAAGACTAAATACTAAAACGTATAAACTTTTTCAAGATGTCGGTATAAAGGTTTATCATTTTATTGAGCCTCAAGAAATAGATAAATATGACCTACCTAATAAAGTATCTATATTACAAAATAATAAAGGCATCGGATATGTTCGTAATTTTATGTTAGACTTTGCAAGAGAAAATAGTTTTGATTGGGTTATAATGTGTGATGACGATGTAGACCATTTTGGACTATACGATAAAAAGAATATAAAAAGCGATGCAAGTATTTGGATAAAAATATACGACAAAGTTAAAAATTTACCTTTTGAAATAGTTGGAATAAATTATAGACAATTAGCTTGGACAGAAAAAACAGATTACTCAATTAACAAAAAATTTGCTGAAGTATGCGTTTTGCTTAATGTTGCAAAAATTAAATGGAATTATAGAGAGCAATTTAATACAAAAGAAGATAGAGATTTTGCTTTGCAAACTATTAAAATAGGAAACGGTATTTTAAGATTTAACAAGTATTTTTATAATTGTCCCGATGTAGGCTCCAACGCTGGAGGTCTTCAGTCTGAGTATAAATTAAAAAAA